AGCCAATCCCAGAGGCGCTGAGCTGGATCAAGAGCCGCCAGATAGCATGGAGTAAGCGCACATGGTAAATGAATGGTATTCGCCTGTACTAGATAGGCTAGATAAGGTAAGGCAGCTAGGAACTCACAAGTGGACTGCCTGCTGTCCTGTGCATGATGACTCTAATCCTTCTATGTCAGTCACTGTAACCGACACGCCTGAAGGCCAGAAGCTCCTATTCTATTGTTTTGCTTGCAGCGCAAAAGGTGATAGTGTGGTAGAATCTATAGGACTCAAAATAGGAGACCTGTTTGAGCGCAGCAAAGAATTTACTCCAGATCGTCATTATCTACTTCAAAAGACTGTAGATGCTGACGATTTTACTATTCTGATCTACGAGACAGATAAGGCCAAAGGCCGCAAGATCCGGTATAAGGATCACAAGGAGTATGTGGCAGCAATGGCTCGGAGAGAGCTGAGGACTGCATTGGATATTCCACAGACAATCATTGAAATAGAAGCGGACGGTTTCTTGTAATGGCTAGACCAGAACGAGTGTTTACAGACGAAGAGATAGAAGAGATCAAAGAGCTTGCACCGGCATTAACTCAGGATCAGCTTGCAGTCTATTTTGATATATCTGTCAGGAACTTACGCGACATCTTAAAAAGAGATGAGCGAGTTTTTGCCGCTTATACCAAGAGCCGATACAAGGATGGTGTACTAGCTGCTAAGACACTGCGTGACAAGGCTATTCTTGATAAGGATTTCCCAAGCCTGAAGCTCTATCTCAGCCAGACGCTTGGCTGGACAGAGAAGAGCAGGACAGAGCATACAGGCGCTGATGGCAAGCCGATCCAGATGGACGTTGATACTCACTGGACAATAGAGGTTATGGAATAATGCCACTACAAAAAGGCAAGAGTAAGAAGACTATCTCCAAGAACATCAAGACAGAAATGGCGGCAGGCAAGCCTCAGAATCAGGCTATCGCTATAGCAATGGCGAAGGCTAAGAAGAAGAAGAATACTGTGAAGTACGAATAAATGCCGAAAATGCAGATACCCAAGAAGATGCTTCCGTTCTTGCAGCCTAAGCGCTACAAGATTTGCATCGGCGGTAGAGGCTCAGGCAAAAGCATGACAATGGGTGATTTATGTCTACAGGCAGCACAGATGCAGGGAATCAAGACTCTCTGCGCTCGTGAATTCCAAGCATCAATTGATGATTCCATCCATACGCTGCTTTGTGCTGAGATCGAAAGACTAGACCTGCAAGGCTTTGAGATACAGCGCAATGAGATCCGCTACAACGGTGAGACCGCATTCAAGTATATCGGTCTAGCGAGATCTCCAGAGAGTGTTAAGTCCTACCACGGCTTTAACCGTGTGTTCGTGGACGAATCACAGACAATATCAGAGGCCAGCCTCAAGGCTCTTACACCTACGCTCAGGACGGCAGGCTCAGAGATCTGGATGGCAGCTAACCCAAGGTCAGCGGCTGATCCATTCTTCCTACGATTCGTTAAGCCGTTTGAGAAAGAGTTGCGGCGTGATGGTGTCTACGAAGATGAGCATCACACGATTGTCTGGATGAACCACGGTGACAACCCAGCATTCCCAGAAGTGCTAGAGCAAGAGCGAGCCTATGACCAAGCGCATATGTCAGCGGCTCTTTATGCTCATGTCTGGGAAGGCGAGACGTATGACGAGAATGAGGACAGCATCATTCCAGTGGAGTGGTTCTTGTCGGCAGTAGATGCACACATAAAGCTAGGCTGGAAGGCTGAAGGCTCTATCATTGCGTCTCACGATCCGTCAGACGAAGGATCTGATAGTAAAGGCTTTTGTTTGCGTCATGGCAATGTAATTTTAGATGTGTGTGAAATGGTAACAGGTGACGCTGGCGAAGGCATGGATTGGGCGCTAGGCAAGGCGCTAAAGGCTAACTCTGACCACTTCCTCTGGGATGCGGACGGCTTAGGTGTCTCTCTCAAGCGTCAGGTAGATCAAGCGCTGGCTGGCAAGAACGGTATCACTTACTCAATGTTTAAAGGCTCAGAAGCCGCAGAAGACCCAGAGATGCCGTACACCAGCGGCGGCACTGAGCGCAACAAGACTAACCGTGAGACCTTTAGGAACAAGCGAGCGCAGTTCTGGTGGCGGCTAAGAGATAGGTTTGAGGCTACCTACCGCGCAGTTGAGAAAGGCGAGTATGTCAATCCAGAGGAGATGATCAGTCTGTCCTCTGAGATAGCGGTGCTGGATCAGCTCAGAGCTGAGGTCTGCCGCATACCACTGAAACGCAACAATGCTGGTAAGATACAGATACTAAGCAAAGCGGAGATGGCTAAGCCTCCGTATCGGTTACCGAGTCCAAACATGGGTGATGCGCTGATGATGTCGCTGCACTCACCTAAAGCACTAAACAAACAGAAAGTTGTCCTCAACTTCAGCGGCTGGAAGCATCATGGATAAAAGCGATTACGAATACGAGAAAGACTCCAAGAAAGAGTACGGCGAAGATGTCTATGACTCTAGCAAGTACGATGACCACGAGTACGTTGCTGGCCTTCTAGCGTCTTCTCAGGAAGCAGACCAAGACCTGCGCGACAATGCTCGTGAGGCTGCGCTGTTCGTTGATAAGCGCGATGGTCAGTGGGAACCGTACTGGTACAACAACGCTGCTGAGAGCAAGTCTCCACGCTACAGCTTTGATATGGTGAATCCGATCATTGATCAGGTCTGCTCCGAGATTGACCAAGCGTCCTTTGATGTCTCTGTCTCACCTGCTGGCGGCAACAGCACCAAGGACATAGCAAACACCTACTCAGGCATTGTTAGGAACATCGAGTCTATGTCTGATGCCAGTGAGGTCTACAACCACGCTGCTCGCAACATGGTGACCACTGGCTTCGGCGCTTGGCGTGTTGTGCATAAGTATGTGAGTCAGGACAGTTTTGACCAAGACCTGTTCATTGAGCCGATTGGCAACTCCATAGACCGTGTATGGTTTGATCCTGCGGCAGAGAAGCAAGACAAGTCAGACAGCCGATATTGCTTTGTCCTTCATGCGATTGGCAAGGATGAGTATGACAGGCGCTGGCCTGAAGCATCTGGCGAGTCAGTTGATGAAGGCCGTGATGGCGAGGCTTACTATGACAAGGCTGAAGTCGTAGTCATTGGTGAGCTGCTGTACTGCGAAGAGGAGGAGCGCGAGCTAGTCATGATGTCCAATGGGCAGGTTCATGAGGCTGATGATGACTTTGAAAAGATAGCTGATGAGCTTGAGTCCATTGGCGTGACAGAAGTCCGCAGGCGCAAGCGTGTCAAGAAGTCGGTCTGCTCACGGTTATTTGACGCTAGTGATTGGCTCGAAGAGAAGAAAGAGACAGTCTTCAATATGATTCCTGTTGTGCCTATCTACGCCAACTACAAGATATTTGAGAACAAGACGATCTTCTGGGGACTCGTAGAGAAACTGATGGACTCACAGCGAGTGCTGAACTACTCAGTCAGCCGTGAGGTAGCCGAGACTAGCCTTGCGCCACGCTCCAAGTATTGGATGACAATGAGTCAGGCTGCTGGTCATGAGTCTTCACTACAGACCTTGAACACTAACCACGATCCGGTTCAGTTCTTCAATGTAGACCCAGAGTACCCGCAAGTACCTCAGCAGCAAGGTGGCGCACAGATCAACCCAGCGCTACGCACAATGTCTGAGGCTATGCGAGGCATGATCACTTACGCCTCTGGGATGTTCTCTAGCAACATGGGTGACAATCCACAGAACCAATCTGGCGTGGCAATCAACGCACTTCAGAACAAAGGTGACAACTCCACGATCAAATACTTCAAAGCGCTGGAGTACGGCATTCGTGCCACTGGCCGCATCTTGGTAGCCGCTATCCCAGAGATCTACGACTCAGCGCGTACTGTAAGGCTACTGAAGGAAGACAACACCTATGACGTAGCTGACATCAACCAGAAGGTCATAGACCAGCAGACAGGCGATGTGGTGGTCATGAACGATCTGTCGGTAGGCAACTATGACGTACAGGTCAAGGCTGGTGCGAGCTTCAAGAACCGCCAACAGGAGACCATTGAGACAATCATTGAGATTGCCAAGGTTGATCCAAGCATCCTCCAGATCGCTGGTGATGTTTTGTTAGACAACGTAGCCACTTCCTCAGCTCAGCAAATCTCTGACCGCAAACGCGCACAGATGATTGCCGCTGGCCTGATACCTCAAGACCAGATGACCGAAGAAGAGTTAATGGAGGCGCAGCAACAGCAAGGTGAGCCACAGCAAGATCCGAACATGGTCTTGGCGCAGGCTGAGCAGATGAAGGCTCAGGCCGAAATG